TCTCAACAGCAATTAGCCTTAGCACTTAAAAACGTAGGCCTAGGTCGAGATGCAGCAACCGCTGAAGGTTACATACAGCGCATTGAAAAAGAGTTTGGCATAGTCGATGACAAGCTGCGCCCTGCTTATACAAAGTTAGCAATAGCCACACGCGATACAGCTGAAACTGAACGCTTAATGGGTATCGCTATGGATATAAGCGCGAATAGTGGTAAAGACTTAGAGTCAGTTACAGCTGCGCTATCAAAGGCTTACCTGGGCAATAACGCCACGCTTAGCAAGTTAGGCATAGGCATATCTAAAGCCGATCTTAAAACTAAGTCATTTAAAGAGATAACAGATCAATTAGCCGTAACCTTTGCAGGCGCAGCCAAGACATCTGCAGATTCTTTTGCTGGCTCGATGGACAAACTGGCTATTGCATCTAATAATGCTAAAGAGATTATCGGTACAAGCCTTATAAATGCCCTGCAATCTTTGGGCGAGGATGACACCATGGCTACGCTTAGTAGCGATATTGAAGGCGCAGCTACATCCCTAGCTAATTTTGTTGATTCAATCGTGTACTTAAAAGAGCAAGTGAAATCTATACCCGGTGCTGGCATTTTTGGTTACTTATTTAGCGGTGTTACTGATCTGCTAGGCCGGTTTAGCCCACAGCGTTTAGCATATTTAATCAAAGAAATTAAGGGTTTTCAGGGCATGGGTAACGTATCCATGACTGGCGGCTCAAACATGGACACGCAAAAATTTGAAGCACAACAAAAGAAACTAGCAGAGGATAAAATTAAGGCCGACAAGCTAGCAGCGGCCAATAAGATTAAAGCCGACAAAATGTCAGCTGCTAATAAAGCAAAACTAGATAAAGCTGCTGCAGTTTTTGAGATACAAAAGATCCAAATAGCCGCTGCGCTAAAGGGCAAGATAAGCGAAGAAGAAAAGACGCGCTTACTACTTATGCAGGCTATTGAAGAAGGCAACGCAGATAAAGCTGAGGCATTAGCTAAGAAACTAGAGGAGATCCAAGCAAAAAATGCCAAGATCGCTGCTGATCTTTTAGCAATCGGTGAGGCTAAAGATCCGTTTTCTACATGGGCAGGCAGTTTATCTTTAGCTATTGCAGCACTTGCTAAACTAGGCCTAGGCATGTCTGCAATTACTTCAAGCATGATCCCTGGCGTGACTTATAACCCTAGCCAAAACCCCGATCGTAACTATGACGATAAAGTAGCCGCCGCCGAAAAAGCAGCAGCCGATAAAGCCGCAGCTGACAAAATTGCTGCCGATGCCGCCGCTGTTCTTGCTGCCGCTGGTGATAAGGCCGCCGCCGATGCTGCCGCTGCCGCTGCTGCCGCTGCCCTAGCAATTCTTGGCATACCTGGTACTACTTTCAATCCAGGGCAAAACCCAGATCGTAATTATGATGACAAAGCCGCCGCTGAAGCCGCAGCTGCCGCAGCCTTAGCTGCAAGCGCCACTAATACAAGCCAATCGCCAATAAACCCTAATGGTACTTTTGGGTTTTCTTTACCAAGTTACTTACAAAATTCTATGCCACAATCCTCGTCTATCAATATAGTTATTGAAGGCAACGTATTAGATGGCGATGATTTTACTAATAAAGTAAACGATGCATTACTTAACGCCAATAGGCAAGGTTTGCCACGAACAGCTGCCGGAACGTTAGTGAACCAACCCTAATGACAGTCCCAGTTATTAACGCGGTCATTAACTTTTCTACTGGCCCTAGTTTTGCACAGGCATTTATTATTGGCGAAGGCATACTCGGTACTAACGTACTTGCAGACTCAGCTGCAGTTATCGTAGATGTAAGTGATGTAGTAGATAGCGTAAGCATTAAGCGCGGCCGTAACGCCCAGGCAGATGAATTCCAGACTGGCACGCTAACCCTGCGTATCGTGGATCAGAACGGCGATTTTAACCCACAAAACCCGAGCAGCCCATACTTTGGCCTACTAGATCCAATGCGTAAGGTATCTATATCGGCTACTTATAGCGGAACTACCTACCCTATGTTCTCAGGGTTTATTACTAGCTATACAACCACTACGCCTAAGAACGCTACCGATGTAGTTTATACAACCATACAAGCCGTAGATGCCCTAAGACTGGCTCAAAATGCCCAGATTGCTACAGTTACAGGGGCAACAGCTGGCGATCTAAGTGGCACAAGAATTGACCAGATCCTAGATCAGATTGCTTGGCCAGAATCTATGCGTGATGTTGATGCAGGTTTAACTACTATGCAGGCAGATCCAGGCACAGCTCGTACATCCCTAGCCGCATTACAAACTGTTACCAATAGCGAGTACGGCGCGTTCTACGTTGATGCATCGGGATCTTTCGTCTTTCAGGATCGATCAGTAACTACTGCCAGCATCGGCGGCACGCCTACAGTATTTAACGATAACGGCACAGATATTGGCTATTTCAATGCAGTCTGGCGACTAGATGACACCCTTATATTTAACCAGGCTAACGTGACCCGCACAGGTGGCACAGTTCAAAACGCTACTAACGCAGCTAGTGTTGAGAAGTATTTCGCCCACACTTACAATATCCAGAACTTGCTCATGCAGACCGATGCAGTAGCCCTGGACTATGCGCAGGCATACGTTGCAAGCCGTGCCGAAACCAGCGTGCGATGTGATGCCATCGAGCTTGACCTCTACACAGACAATTACAACACAGGCATAATTGCAGCCCTAGATTTAGATTTCTTTGATCCTGTGACGATTACGACAAACCAGCCTGGTAGTTCGACTCTGACAAAAACACTTCAAGTTTTCGGCGTGGCACATAACGTTACCCCGAATAAATGGCGCACTACCTTTACTACACTTGAACCCGTAATAGATGGGTTTATTATTGGTAATGCTAACTATGGAGTTTTAGGCGTAAATGTACTTTCATACTAGAGGAGATAAATAATGGCAACAGGATTCCCAGCAGTTACAGGGGACGTGCTTACCAGTTCAATGTTTAATGGCCTGGTGGCATTTACCCTTAACGCGCAAACAGGTGCTAGTTACACAGCGGTATCGACCGATCAATATCAGGTGCTAGTAACGATGAATAATGCATCGGCTAACACGTTCTCAATACCTACCGATGCTACTTTGGCATTTCCAAATGGCACAGCTATAACAGTTTTACAAATAGGCGCAGGCGTTACAACCATAAATGCAGTAACACCTGGTACAACAACTATTACTAGCGCAGGTGTTTCTAGCGCATCTCCTGTCTTGGCACGTTATAAGGCTGCCGTATGCGTAAAAACTGGTACTAATGCATGGACAATTATTGGCGCGGTGGCCTAATGATTGGCGCGATTACTGCAGGTATTACTATGGACAATAAAATTTTGTCCGTTGATTACATTGTTACTGCAGGTGGCGGTGGCGGCGGCGCATCTAACGCCGCTGCAACCGACTGGGGTGGCGGCGGTGGCGCTGGTGGGTATCGCAGCTCTATTAGTGGTGAATCATCTGGCGGCGGCGCATCGCCTGAAAGCACATTAATTTTAGCGCCATCTACTAATTATTCTGTAACAGTTGGAGCAGGTGGTTCGGGTGACGCTAGTACAGCTAGTAATGGAAGTAATAGCATATTTTCAACTTATACATCTAATGGCGGGGCACGCGGCTCTGGTCTTAATTTAGTTCCATTATGGTATGCCGCTGGTGTAGGCGGCGGTTCTGGTGGCGGCGGTTCAGAAGGTAACAACCCCGGCAGCTCTGGAACTGCAAACCAAGGTTTTGCAGGTGGAACAGTTACAGTCAATAACGCTTGCGGTGGTGGCGGTGGAGCTGGTTCTGTTGGTGTATCTCCTACGAGTGGTACAACAGGTGGAGCTGGCGGCTCTGGAGTTCTTTCATCAGTAACAGGTTCATCCGTAGGTCGCGCAGGCGGTGGCGGTGGAGCTGGTACTACTGCGGGAACTGCAACCGATGGCGGTGGAGCTGCATCTACTGGAACTGGTAATAACGGAACCACTAATACTGGTGGCGGTGGCGGTGCTGGTTCTAGAAATGGTGGCAACGGCGGATCAGGTATTGTAATTTTGCGTTATCCATTAATATTTACAATCACAATTGGTGCAGGTTTAACTGGAACCACATCAACAGTTGGACTTAACAAGGTTACACAAATTACCGCTGGTACTGGAAACGTGAGCTGGGTATAATGGCACATTACGCATTTTTAGATGATAACAATATTGTTACCGAAGTAATAGTGGGTTTAGATGAAACGGAATTAATTGAAGGTTTAACTACTGAAACTTGGTACAGCAATTTTAGAGGCCAGGCGTGTAAGCGTACAAGTTACAATGGCAATATACGCAAACATTTTGCAGGCATTGGTTATACCTACGATGCTGATCGAGATGCTTTTATTGCACCTAAACCCGATAACGCCACAGGATTTGATGAGGAAAAATGTCAATGGATCGTGCCAATAAATGACAGCTATAAGTTATAACGGCTGGCCAGCATCTAAGGATGTTGAGTCGATCCGTATCAAGTCTTACGCGATTAAGGGTAGCAAGGTAAAACTGCGTTGCGCCTATTTTGCTGCGCCTTTACTGGTTGCCTTTGCAGAGGCCTTTAATGAATTGATCGAGCCGATTGATGGCGGTGCGCTAGATGACTGGGGCTACTGCTACCGAGATGTTAGAGGCGTACCGGGCAAGTTAAGCAATCACAGCAGCGGTACAGCCATTGACCTTAACGCGACTAAGCATCCGCTAGGCAAGGCTGGCACGTTCCCAGCTGAGAAAGTGCCAATGATCTTGGCATTGACTCGCAAGTACGGCCTAAATTGGGGCGGTACTTGGACACGCAAGGATGAAATGCATTTTGAAGTGGGGATCGACCCCGTAAAAGCCGCAAAACTGATAGAAAAGTTAGGACTAAGTTATGCCGACTAGCGCACAAGTAACAGTAACTACAACGGCTACATTAT